TGAGCAATCTTTCGATTTCCAGAACTTAATGGCCCTCGATCGTTAATTGACTTAGTAAAAGCTCCAGGCATGATCATGTCTCCATCTGAATCAATCACGTTGAAGGCAGAGAAATATCCTTTTACCGAACGGCTATCGCCTTCAGCTTTCAATTCCATACCTAGAGGAACTGAAAGAGTCTTCTCTTTGTATTGGTTTCCTGTTTTCTTAATTTCCATCGATATTAGAATTTGATGTTTTTAATGGATTTAACTGCTCTCCTCCTTCAATTTCTTCAAGATTGTAAATCATTTCACGAGCTTCATTAGGAGTTAAAATTCTCTTTTCTACGTCTTGACGAATCTGATTATGAATCTCTTCTTGTGAAGGATTTAGAGCTTCAATCTCTTTCTTATTAATCTTCAAACTGAAAGTTGCTGTGCTTCTTTCGTTTATTTCTCGAACAAGAGTTCTGTTAAGTGTACTCAAAAGAAGCTCAACATTAGGGAGAACAGCTCCAGAGTAGTGAGCTTTCATAGCCTCTTTCATGTTGTTGTAGGTGCTTGCTTTAGGATCTCCGTAAAGAATTGAAGGAGTACCAAACAATCTACAAATCTGGCGAAGGTGTTCCATCTTGCTTTCAAGCAGCTTCATATCAGAAGAAGACATTCCAAGCTGATGAACTTTTATATCACCGCTAGTTGTGATAACACTGTTTGCCCTGTGCGCTCCTCCCATTCTATTATTTAAACCCTTGTCAATATTCTTTTGATCTTTTGGCATCATGGGAATCTCAGCTTTTCCAGCCGAGATGATTGCGCTTGTACCTCGATTCTCGAAGATTGAAGCTTCTGCGATCTGAAGATTATTCGAAGCAAGCAAGACAGCAGCTCCAGCTTGCATAGGAGACAATCCGTCATTTAATGCTCTTCCTATTGAACTTGGATCGAAGTATCTCAAGTGAATCATTTCCTCTGGGAGGATGTCCACTCTTTCTTGTCCGTATTCAAATTTGTATTTTTCTACTTTCGCAAGGATTGAGTCCTCTTTGCTTTTGACTACTTCCACATTCTGGCAAGGAAGAGTCTTCATGGAGGTAGAAACAAATCCAAGCGATTCTTTTTCTCTCCAAATGAAAGAGTCTCCAGTTGAAAGCAAGTAGACAAAAATTTCATACCAAAGTTGCTGTCTGCTCTGCTCCAAGTTTGGAAAGTTGATAGCTTGATACAATTCACCTTCTTCAATTTCTTCATCGTTTCGAAGAACTTGAATGGGAACGGCAGAGCAATCTTTTGCAATCTTGTCGACTATCGAGAAAAATTCTGAATTTGAAAGAAAGCCTTGATTGATTGCTTCGCTGTTCGAGACTCGATTGAATCCAAACGGCTTGCCTATCTCATAAAAAAATGATTCAAATTTTTTGGAAGGGTGTCGAAGTTCTCTAAGGAAGCTTCTAAATGATGAGACCATGTTGCAAAATTAAGTAATTCCTTGTAAACGAATGTGAGTAAAATAGTAAGCCATCGCATCGAGAGCATGGTTAAACTTGTCAATCGGTATTTCTCCACGCTTATCAATCCAAACATAATTAATCAACTCACGCTCTACATCAGGTGAGTCTTCAATTATGATGAGGTAGTCCATGATTGCACGAATACGAGAAACAATGCCTCCAATTCCTTGCTTGTGAGCTGGGAAAATATTGTATCCGTCTTCCATTAAATCAATACGCCCTCTAAGATCTGCTGAATCAGCTACAACCAACTCATCAGTGACATTTCGAGCCATTATCTTTTTGATATTAGACATTGCAAGTCCTTCTTGATAGCATATCTGCTTGACGTAAATAATTCGCTTCTTTGAGTCGATTGCTACTTTCATCAATGCAAAAGGGTCTCGTGTACCCCAGTCCAATCCAAAGCCATAAGGCAGAGACTCATCAAAAGTTCCTCTCTTCCATCTGTTAAAGATAGCACCTTCAAGCGGAGCGTATTCACCAAGACCGTAAACTTTCCATCTGTATTCGTTAGCTGTTCCAGACTCTATGTTCTCTGCAGTAGGCTCGTAAGCTTGAATCTTTTTCACAAGCGATTCATCAAGAAACGGATTGTGCTCATAAGTTGATTTAATTGTTCGAACGCCTACACGAGATTCAAACCTTCTATCCGTGAGCCAGAAAGTAGAAGAAGGATTGAAGTCAACCCAAGTATGAACTTTTGTCCGTGAATAGATCGCTTCAAAAACCTCGTAAGGAATACCATTGACCTCATTAAAGAAACTAAAATCACGCTTTCCAGATTTTGCATCCTGCTCATTCTCGTAGGACTTAAACTCAATGATTGATCCATTTAAAAAATGGTAAATCCTATCGCTCTTGTTGTAGTGAGATATGATCTGATGGCAGAACTCGCTCGACTCAAATATCGATTGAGCGTCTCTAATTGCTCCAGCTTTTAAGTTCGGGATGTCTTGACCTATGACAGTGATAACAGTGCCTGGATTCATGTAGCCTACTATGAAAAGAGCCTGCATGATGCAGTAGGTTTTCCCAGACGAAGTGCCACCTTGGTTGATAGTCAAGTCGATTCCTTCTGGAATCTGAATGTTCAAGTCGAACAGCTTGCTAGTCAGAAATGGTGTTGGCATGAACTTCTGGAGATTCTCCGATTGAATTAAATTGAATGACTCCAGGAGGTAAACTGTGAGTTCTGTTCTGAGTTTCGATGTAGCCTCTTTTCTGACCTCGCGTCTTGAGTAAGAAAATCACTGCACCAAGATTTCCTTTGCGCACTAACTTGATCAACTGCTCTTCTGCTTCGTCGAGATGTTCTTCAACAGTTGTGTTGATCACCTCATCGATCTTATCTTTAAAGGTAGTGTCTTTTTCGTTGTTATATTTTCTGTAATACCAAGCGCGAGAAGCTCCGAGTTGCTTGCAAGTGTTCTTGATATTACCTGAGTTTTGTGCAAGTAACTCAGGAAAGAGCCTTTCTACTTCTTTTGATCGAGCTGTGTTCACTCGACAAAAATACTAATCTTTTATTTGTCGGCTAAATATTGCCACCTTCGAACTACATGGTGATCAATATCTCGATACTCTCCTGTGTTTAGATTCTTCACAGAGTGGGTGTGCTTTGGGAAGATCTTTGTTCCGATTACTTTATATGTCTGGCCATTATCGAGCTTGAACTCTTCTAAGTGGATCGTCAGTGCCTCTTCGGCTCTTGTGAGTCGATTCATTTGTTGTCTTTTACCTAAAAAAAATGTTTTTTTTATTTTTCATTGTAGATGATTATCTCAAACAACTGCTTGAAATGCTCAAAGCGTTGGACGATAAAATAAGGAAAGCCGTGAGCTATGACTTTCTCTTCCCAGATAAGTTGATCTTTTGACTGCTTCCCAGTCTCAGTTTTTAGCTCGAAGAAATACGCTTGACCTTGCCAAAGAAAAGTCAGATCAGCAACTCCTTTGACAAGTCCGACGGCTTTAAGCTGTGCTCCTTGAATCGCGTTCTTCGGATTGTTATAATTATGATACAATAAGCCTCTCACTTCAGGGAAATTGTTGTAAGCCCATTTATAGCACTCTGCTTGCAGTTTGTTCTCACTCATTCTTGTTTGATTAAGTTATTCCATTGTGGAATCGTTAGGCAAGCAAATCGCCTAGGTGACTTACTTATCACAAACTTACAGAAATCTCCTACGGAGTAATCTTCTGTATGAGTGAGCCAAAGCTTTAAAACTCTATGAATTTTATCACCTTCGCCTAAGTTGTGGACAACTTCAATAGAATGCTCTTTCTTTGCAAGATCTTTAAAACTGAATTTCGCATGATAGTATTCTTGAATCATCTCATTTGCTTTTATCTTAGTAGCCGTGATCAAGTCCATAATTCAAGTAATCTTCTTGAAGCTGGCTCTCGTAGTATTCTCGCCTCATATTATCCTTGACCAACTCTTGCTGCTCAATAATGTGAAACTCGCTTGCTGCGAAAATCTCAAGAAACAAATCTTCGTCTTCGTAGCAAAGATCCTTTCCATCAATAATGATGTCGATCTCATTATGTTCAAGTTCGTAATCAAGTTCGTAGTTTATTCCTTTGTGGTTGAATGTTGTTTTCATCTTCTTGTTGTTTGGTTTTTAGTATTTCTAGCGCTTAAAATTTCGTAGTCAAAAATCATTGTCTTCCCGTTCAACAGGAAAAGCTTCACATCAACCTTTTGATTAAGGCAGATATTGTATGCGCTTTCCTTGCAATTATCCTCACTTCCCCTGGTAAGCTGCTTGCAAACAATGTGATCAACCTTCATGAACTCTTGAACTTCTTTGATTTGATGCTCATAGCACCAATGCCCAATGTCGAGATCGTAAACCGCAAATCCTTGCTCTTCTCCTTTTGATGTGATTGTCCCCGTGTACCTGTCACCACCGTTGTCCGTGAATGTGACATTGTCTCCTTGTTTGTACTTGTATTGCATATTCGTTGAGTTTGTTTGAATCAAATATAGTATAAAGTTTTATACTACGACAATAAAATAGATTTTTTTTCTCGTGATTGCTCTAAGATATCTCTAAAAGTCTTACCCACGTTGAAAGAAATAGAAAAAGAACTAAATTTCATAGTCTACAAATTTAGAATTATTGATTTCTTTTTTCTGTCTCCAGAGCCAGCCCTGAGAGTATTGCATTTCGAAGCTGTACTTCTTCAACTCTTCTTCTCCTCGTGATCTCATCACTCGCCAAACAAGAGCAGCTTTCAGTCGCTTCACTCTCTGCAAATGCATAAGTTCCTCAATAGACAACGAAGAAAGCTTTCGACCTTTCAGCTCTGACTTAATTCCTACTTCAACAAGAACACCTTTCTTTTCATACTTCTCGACCTCATGAACGTGACCGCAGATAGGGCATTCACGAGCAGAAAGCAACATCATAGCTCCGCACGACTTACATTCTTTAACTGGAGCTGCCATCTCAGAAGCTCGCTTTCTCTTTGGCTTCTCTAGCTTCCAATCTCTTGGCTCGTTCCAAAGTCCGTGACGATCATGATTACCTCCAAAGTCAAGAATCATGAAGTCCTCTTTGCCTTGAGCGATTCGAGAACCTCGACCACAGCACTGAAGCCATAAAGGTAAAGACTTCGTTGCTCGATTCATGACTATTGTCTCAATAGTAGGATCATCAAAGCCAGTAGTGAGAATCCCACAATTATTAAGAACAGGAATATCGCCACTCCGATACGCTTCCAAAATTCGTTTTCGTTCATGCTTTTCAGTGTTTGATGTAATTACTTCGGATTTGATTCCAGCTTCAAGAAACTTTTGGTGAGTCTTCACAGCGTGTTCAATGTTGCAGTTAAAGACAAGCGTCTTCCTTCCTTTGCTCTTCTCCTTCCACTTCTCTATCATGCCAGCATAGATGTTCGTCCTATCGAAGTGAAGCAACAAGCTCTCATCTGTAAAGTCTCCTCTGCTTGTTTTCAAATCATCGAATCTATCCTGCATCTGATAAGCCTTTACTTCACTTAAAAAGCCAAGCTTCTGAAGATCTGGAATGTCAATTGGCTGAACTATGTTTGTGTAGTATTCAAAGAAGTGCTTGCCTACAGGAGTAGCAGTAGCTCCAATCACAAAAGCTTGTGGAAAAGCGTCAATGATCTTCGTGAAGTTTCCTTTGTGAGCTTCATCAATCACAATCAAGTCAGGCTTCAACTCAGAGATTAGCTTCTTTCTTCTCGACAGCGTTTCAACCATAGCAACATGAAGCAGTGCGTCAACATCAACATTCTTCGACTCTGCTCGAATCATCTCTGGCTCATTGCCAATTCTTCCAAGAGCGTGAAAAGTCTGATCAAACAACTCAATTCGGTCAGTTACCACTAGGCAGCGAGTTCCTTTCATCGTAGCTCTTCGAACCATTTCTGAAAAGATGACCGTTTTGCCAGCTCCAGTAGGCAGACAAAGCACTTGCCGACGATGAGACATCGAAAAGCCCTTTTTAAGAGCTTCGATTGTTTTCTTTTGATATTCTCTTAATTTGATCATGGTAACAAGTAACATAAGGGTAACACTTTAAAAGAATCTTTCTGTTACTCTCCAAAGTGTTGCTATAACTACTAAATCTATAAAATAGTAACAGAGTAACAGATAATAATAGACTAATACAGTAATTGATTCTCAGTGTACATATAATGCTCTTTTTTTTTTGATTTGTTTTACATGGAGTTTTTCTGTTACTTGTTACCGATTAGAACGGAGTGTATTGGTTATCAATGGGTTGATCATTGTCTAATAGTAACACGTAGTAGCGTCTGCCTTTGATATTGTTGATTGATTTCATTTCTGATTCTCCAAATAGGCGTCTAAGTTCACCTCCAAATCGTTTCATTGACATGATCTTTTGGCGAGTTTTTGTCTCGATTTCGTCTTTTATTTCGGTTGCAGTGAGCCAAGTTCCAAGTGTTTCTTCTCCTCCTTCTGGTTTTTTGAAGAATTTCTTGATCAGTTCTTGCTCAAATGCTATTGGCTCAAATCGTTTTGAAACTTCTGCTAGTGATGACATTTCTTCTTTTGATAGTTGCCATTCATGACCTTTTTCGTAGAGCCTTACGCACTCCATGAATAGCTCTTCTTTATCTATCTCGTTATAGGCTGAGTGGTTTATTGAGTGCACTTCTATAGGGAAAATTCTCGTGTTGCCAGTAGGATCGTTTACAATTTCAGGGTCGTTTGACGTTCCGCAAAGAAGCGCAAGTCTGTTAAAGTCTTCGTTTGATCTAGCGTATGGAGCTCGAAGTGAAAAGACTTGTTTTGAGGTAAGTTCTTTAAATCGTTTTTCGTCTTGCTTTGATTTGCCTCCCATCTCATCATCCATGACTATTAGCTTCTGGCACATGAGCAGCTCATCATCTTTGCCAGAATCTAGTTTAGATTCGGCATAGTATTTCTTGATCTTAGTGGGTAGTAAGCGCCTAAACCATTCCGTCTTCCCTGTGTTCTGTCCACCTGTCAGAGCAAGAACCGAGCGAACTGGATTACCGTCGATGGCAGCTCCTAAGGAGAGAAGCCATTTTTTAATAAATATTTCTGCTCCAGGTGTTGTTGTGTTTATAGTATCGATTATGGCATCAATGTTTCCGTTGGTTGTTCTTATTTCTCGAAGTGAATCTATGTAAGCTTTTAGCGGGTTATATCTAGGAGTAAATTCAGAGAATACGAGTCTTTCAATCATGTCATAGGTAACTGAGTTAGAGTTGATGCTTGATTTTGCTCTGAAGAATATAGTGTTTAAGCGGTCTCTATCTACGTTCTCTCCATCTTCCTCGATCATTCCAGTGATGAGGTTCTTTTTTAGATTATGATTTGCATGCATCCACTCAACTGCTGTTTCAATCAACTGCTGTGGATCTCCT